GGAAGAATTGTAGTTGTAGGATATCCATTTTCCATTGTTCTGATCTGCAATGAAATAGGAATATTTGTATCTTTGGCAGCAAAGTAAACATCAACAGATGTAAGGAATGTACCACCTTCTTCATCAATCAAGAATGATTGTGCGAGTGGATCCCACCAACCAACCTGACGTGACTCAGTTCTAGTTGATCTAACTGTTCTATCCTGAGTAACAGTATCTCTAACAACATCAGCATTTCTAATTGCTAATACGTTTTCTTGTATTGTATTCAGAGTTCCTTCTGCTTTATAATCTGCCTGTGCAGAAGATTCTACAGTACCTGGAAGTCTGGAATCATCAGCATTAGTTGTTAAACGTATGACACGTGTACCAACAGCCCAACGTGGGTTTGTATTAATCTGTGGAGGTGGAATGAAGAAAGAAGCGTTGTATTGTCCTAATCTATCAGAAACAATTCTACGATCTTTAACAACTGCTCTAGCACCCGAAGCACCTTGTAATACTTCACCTACTTGTATATTTCCATAATAAGCACCTGATGCTTGTCTTGCCATAGCATCAGTATCAATATTCAAGAAATTGGTAGTTGATGCATATGATGATGGCATAGCAGTATCATCATATGGATTGTATGCATAGAAATTATCTGAAGGATCAACTTGAAGTTTACATCCACTAGTAAGACCAGTTACTGTTTCACCAGCAACAAATGGTGTTGAGTTTGTTCTACTATCAACTGTAGGGTCTTTAATAAGTTCAATAATTTTTGGAGTTAGATAGTCATCAACTTTTTCTCCATCAAAGAATGCAAAGAATGTTGTTCTAGGCTTCATACGAGCAACTTTTAGTTCAACGTTTCTAGACCTAATCCAAGGTACTGCTACCCTTGATACTACTCTATCTCCTTGTGATATTCTATCAATTCTAGGGATAACCCTTGTTCTAATACCAGTTCTAGTTTGTCTGTTAGTGGTTGTAGTTGTCCTAGTTCCCATAACACGACGACCTCTACCTGGTCTGAAGTTTCTAAAGGTATGTTCCCTTCTTCTTCTCCATCCAGAACTTGATGTTCCTGTCCAGTTAGTTCTCCATGCTCTCCATTGTGTTGGAGAGAAACCATTTTGATCAACTCTTAATCTTCTTCTAGTTGCCCTAAAGTTACCTTCAACGTTTTGTACATTAACAGGTAAACGACGAGTATCAACCCAGTCATCAGATGCTGGAGTTAAATCAATACGTCCAATATAAGTGAATACGTTAAATGGGTTTACGTTCTCAACTCTAGAAGCATATGGTTGTTTAATTAATACCTCTTCAGTATATGGAAGAGTAATAACAGGACCAGTTGTCTGAATGTTAGTTGATAACGATGAGTTAATTTCTAGAGCACAGTTTGTTGTATAGTGTGATGGACGTAATTCTCCAAATTCAAAATCTAAAGAAGCAGAGAAATCTTCTGCATCAAGATCACACTTAGAATGATCTGTAAAGTCATCAACTACAAAACCATTTTTAAGTCTACTCTTACCAGAAGCATCTGTAATATCGATATTAAAGGTATCAGACTCCAACATATTAAGTGAAGTATAATACTCAACAGAGTTAATACGTTGTTCGAGATTACCAATATCTCTCATGGTATATCTCTTATGCTCAGACTTCTGAATAACTACATCCGTTGATGGATCGAAACCATATGGATCATGTTTCAAGGTAGCTAAATGCATACCATCCTGTAGATCATCTGGTTCATCAGGATCTTCTGCAGACTTACCTTTAATTAACTGGAACTCACCATTAGGTAACAAGAATATTTTATCAATTCTTGCAAGATACCAATCAAAGTCACATCTGAAATCACTTGTTAATTTTGGTATATCAAATAATGTTGCAGATGGTGTACCAGAGGTTCCAAATGTTCTTGACTTAAAGTCAAATGTAGAACAGTTTACATACGCTGGAGAAGCAACTGAACCTGTTCCACTATAAAGATTCTTACATCCTGGACGGAAGTCTAAGTAATCTGCTAAGAATTGGAAATTGTATGTTGGAATATCTTTGTAATCTGTAGAAAGATATGATTGACCACCGAAATAATCACCTGTAGCAGAATGCTGATAGAAGTCCATTACGACTTTAACTTTTCTGATTGGTTTAGCAACACCCTTAAGTCTCTTCAACCAAGAAGTTCCATATAAGAAATCTGTTTGACCGAATTGTAATTCATAACGGTCTGTAATAACTTTAGATCCTTCTACAATTGATCCAACAGAGTCGTTAATAATACCTGAAATTGCAGTATTATTACTATCAAATCCATCAAGTGTTTCACCAGCAGTAAATTTACCTTCAAGATATACAACTGTTAGTTTAAGTGTACTTGAGTTAAAGTCAACAACACTTGCTCTTGCTTTAGATGTTCTACCAGTTACAATTGTTCCTGTAGCATAGAATGTAGGTTCAACTAATATAACTGATGGAATTATAGGATCTGCATCATCATTTGATTCATAAACAGCATGAACTTTATATCCATCAACTAAACCTAATGAAAGATCTTGGTCTTCAATTCTTGTACCATAAAGACCAGAAAAGGTTAATCCATAATTCTGCTTATCTAAATTTTCAATAGTCTTATTAACTTTTAAGATAAACATCTTTTGAGATGCTTTTGTCTTTCTAGCAGTAACATTCTTAGAGATTGTAGCAGTAACTTTTATAGATGTTATATTAGTTAAGTTAGCAATCTGTATAGTAGTTCTATCAGCAGATGTGAAGTTTGTATATCCTAAATTACCAGAGTTTGTAGTATCAATAGGAATTTGATCACCAACAGGATAAGTACCGTTGGTTCCACCCATCACAGTAAATGTATAGTTTGAGTTTGATAATGCTGCAAACTGTTCATTCTCTGGAAGAGTAATTGAAATAGAGTTAGATGCTACTGTTTGAGCATCAAAAGTTCTTCTAACAGAACACGATTCATCAGAGATACTTTTAATAAATGTTTTTGGCATCTCACTAAACAAGTGAGCATTTTGCTTATCATTTAAAGCAGCTCTATAACGTATTAAAGTAGTATATGTTCCTGCACTAGGAGCAGCACCACCACCAGCAGGTGTTACATTAACTTTTTGGGCAGCATTATCAAAGATACTACCATTATTAGTTGTCTGTAAAGTTGCTGGATTAATAGAATCAACATCAACATACTTTGTATTAGTGAAATATATTCTATCCCCTGCTCTTAAATCTGCAGCAAAGTTTGAAAGTACACCAATAATATTTTCAGAACCACCAGTAGCATCATATGTAAAGGTAGCACCTTGAATTGCTTTTAAATCTTCTAACTTAACATCAGCAGTAAATTCTACAGCACTAGTACCTTCATCTTTTGATAAGACTTGTCTAGTATCAGAATACTGATATGTATAGTAATGTGTAACTGTATCTAAATTTTGACCATCTAAAGTTAACATTTCGCCAACTTCAAATGTACCTTCTACCTGATAAACAGGAAGATGATCTGCACCACTAATACCATCAATAACAAACGCTCTTGCACCAGTAGTTGCACCAACAACTACAGATCCTTGAGCAACAGTTTCAGTAGAATTTAATCTAAGAACTGTAATCATCTGAACATCAAAAAGGTTCAGTTTGTATTGATCATCAGCAGTACCAAATGTACCATCTGGATCAGCAATATGTTCACAAGAAGCTACACGGGCATATCCAATAATATTACCAGCAGCATCACCAGGAGTTGCTGTAAATGTATCACGTAGTTCTACAGTTTGATATGCATTTGTAATTGTAGATCCAGCAACATTAGGGAAACCATAGACATTACTAATGGTTGACCAGTTTCCTAACTGGAATGGAATAATTACGTTCTGAGCAGAATCTGTATCTCTAGGTTTAGGTAGATCAAGATAAGTTGGAGCAAGAGTTTTAATTCTATATCCTCTAACATATGCAGTACCTGGTCCAAACTCAACTGAATAATTTGCTTCAGTTGCAGCTACACCACCACTTGTTATTTGTCCTGATTTATAAACACCGTTGTTAAATCCATCGTTGAGGTTTTCCCTCATAGTGATTTGGAAATCATTAACAACATAATCTCCAGACTCTTCATAAGTTCTAAGAGCCATGGATTTCTCTAGTTCATCGTATGCACTACGATCAACTAATTTCTCAACTTTATCACCATTAATACGTAATAGTTCGATAAAGTCTTTATCAGCATCATCATCTAAAAGTTTCTTAATTAGGTTAGTAGTTATTCTGAACCTGTGAGAACCAGGAGCAGCATAATTAGATGTTCCTGCAGCGTTATCATTGAGTGATAAGTCATCTTCTGGGGTAACAATTGACTCAAGGATTTCGAGTCCGATTCTATATTGTGGAGTTGTTCCATATTGATCAAGTAGTATATATTGATAGGGTACATCAACAAAGAAACCTCTGATGAAGTAAACACCTTCTTGTACATAAGCAACAGATCCTGTTTGGATTGATGCTGTAGGTAATAGTTGAGCGAATGGAGACCCAACTTCAATTAGTGTAGTTCCAAATGTAATTTCTGTATCTGTAACTAACTGTTCGTTATTTGAGAATGTTGCCTGAGTATTTGCAGTACCACCTGTTGCAGTACCAGATTCAATATACTTAACATAAAGAGTTATATAACCTTTACTAGAATCTGTTTCAGATATACTGAAAAGTACTTTTGCTTTGACTCCAGAAGTCAAACCAGTAATTATTTTATTATTAAGTTGACTACGATAATTTTCTACATCAGCACCCAAGAAACTCTCTTGGAGCATGATCGCATCAACATTCAGGTCATAACCAACTTGACCTGGAATGACCATAGCACCATCTTTAAATAGGTGCGATCCAACGTTCTCAATCTGATTCTGCTGTATAGACTGAGCAGTTGTAAGTTCTCTTGCCTGTATTGGAAATCCAGGACGGAATAACACTCGATAAAAGTTCTTCGCTTTATCAAAGTCGTCGTAATACGGTGTTACGTTTAAATTAGTGTTTTGTGCCATTCGTTTAGAACTCGATTACGATTTTAATATCTTCTACTTGGTCGTTTGCACGACTAATGGATCTCCTATTATCTATGTAAACAACCTGACCGCTATTTGAAGCAATTTCTGGTTTTGCATAACCATTATTGAATCTCATACCCAAATCATATTCAGTATTGTTAATAGTTCTAGAAGAAGAGTTTGGAACAGCAGGGAAGTTTACGTCTGGTTGACCAGCAGCACCTGAAGTTGCTCCACTTATAACGTTAGATCCATCAAATTCATTCTGTGTACCAGTAACTTCAGGGAAGATACCATCAATAGCATTCTGATAATATTTCAAAACTTTTGTTGTTGCATTCCAAGAAATCACTCGACCACGAGCAGTAACGTTAGTACCACCAACAACACGTGTTTGAGTCATAATTTCGTCTGGTACGTAATTACCTTGGAAAGTAGGAGAGAATATAACTGCCTTACAAGCAGAAACTGTTAGGTCAGCGATTAATTCTGTTGTGCCGAATTTTAATGGGTTAGTGATAAGACCAATTCGACGATAGTCATTATCTACAGGGAAGTCACCAGCACCCTCATCATA